CCCAGAGAGCTTGGAGTCAGCGACAGCGAAGGCAGCGTGGCTTGATGAAGCGGGACAACGCAAGTTCAAGCTGGCGTCATGGGAAGCATTGCAGCGACGTTTGGCGATGCACATAGGCCGGGCATTCATCACCACGACGCCTTACGATCTGGGCTGGCTCAAGAAGCAAATCTATGATCGCTGGAAAGCCGGTGACAAAGATTATGAAGTGATCAACTTCCGTTCGACGATGAACCCGGCTTTCAGTCTGAAAGAGTACAACCGGGCAAAGAAAACACTGCCCCCATGGAAGTTCGATCTTTTCTATAACGGCATATTTACCCGCCCAGCCGGTGCGATCTATGATTGCTTTGAAGAGAAAAAGCATACTTGTCCACGGTTCGCCATCCCTGATCATTGGGAGCGATTGCTCGGAGTCGATTTCGGCGGCATCAATACTGCTGGCGTGTTCTTTGCCAAAGAGCCGAATACGGGGCGGCTGTTCGGTTATCGAGAGTACAACAAAAACTATTTCAACGGTGTCTTGCACGAGGGACTACCTCACACTGGCGGCACTTTGTCATGCAAGAAGCACGTTGAGAATCTGCTCACTGGTGAAGTGATGATACCTTATGCCGTGGGCGGGGCTAAGTCAGAAAATCAATGGCGTGAAGAGATGCGAAGCGCTGGGCTTCCGGTTCGTGAGCCTGATCAGAACGAAGTAGAAATCGGCATTGGCCGGGTGTATGGCGGCATCAAAGAGAACCTGGTGGTGTTCTTCGATGATCTGATTTACACGCTTGATGAGTTTTCCACTTACTCACGAGAGATGGACGATCAGGGAGAAGTCACCGAAGAGATTGAAGATAAAGAAACGTATCACCATCTTGACGCCTGTAGATATATATTAGGCGACGAGTTCAGAGACATACTGACATGGAAGGATATGAAGACTGGCGAAGATCATCAAGAATCTGTAAATCAATACACAGCGCATCGTCAATCGGCCAGTGAAATCCTGAAGACTCTCTAAGTCAGGAGCAATCATGCAAGTTGTCGTCCTGCTCGTCAAGGATCACATTCAGTACAAGTGTCCTGCTTGCGGCTGGCATGATCTGCCTGTGAAGGTGAACGTAAAAGAAAACAGATCATGGGAATGGAACGGCGATCTTGAAAAGCCGACGATCACTCCTTCAGTGAGGCACTTTCACAACGGCATGCCAGAAGAAGGTATCAAGCCTTTTTGCTGCCACTACTACATCAGAAATGGCGTCTTTGAGTTCCTAGCTGATTGCACTCACGACAAGGCCGGGCAGACTCTTCCCATGACACCGTACACAGATGCGGAAGTTAAACTTCATACACTCGAAACGAAATAAGGGAAAGCCATGAATCAATTACCAATGAATCCTGGCAACGACATGACGGATGTTCGCATCAAGTCGGGACTATTCGGCGGCATGGGCGGCATTGGCCGACAGATGGGCCGGGTGATGTATCGAACTGGCCAGTTCCTTGGCGTCATGCCTTGGGAGACGCCGAGACGTTCACAGATCGGGGTCGATCCTCTCGGTGAAGAGTTCATGCTGAATGAGGATCAGCAAGCTAAAGCTCGATTGATGGGTCAGAAAATCTATCACGAGTTTGTTGCTGGTCGTTTCAGCTTCTTGTCGAACGATGATGGCAAGAGCAACGAAACGCCTCAGATGCGTGAAGAATACTGGAAGTTTGCAGTCACTGAGCCAGCGCTTGATGCTGCTCTGTGGACAAAGATTACCGCAGTTATCGCCAATGAACTGATCATTAAGCCATCATCGAAGTCAGGCTTTGATCGATACATTGCCGATTGGGTACGGGACTGCATTATCAGATGCAAGGGCGGCTTGCGCAACATCGGTGAGCAGATACTCTATCATGGTCAAGTGTATGGCAACGTGTTGTGTGAACCGAAATGGAAACACGAGCATCGGCAAGTCCACTCGACTATGTTCCCTTATGGCTTCTGGACGCTGAAGGATTTCGTGGCGAAGCCACCCGGCGACTACAAGCTGGAAATCGATGGCTTCAGAAACATCACTGGCGTCTGGTCGTCGAAAACTGCTGAGTGGTTCGATCCTACTTACTTCGTTTATTGGGCTCACAAGCCGATCTATGGCAACATGGCTGGCACGTCGGGCGTTCGTAGTGTCAGACGAGCATGCACTCTTCTAAAGCTGGCTCACAACTATCGAGGCATCTACCTTGAGCAGTTCGGCTTGCCGATGATCAAGGCGACTTACCCCCAGAACGATGACGACTCTCAGCGCATCGCAAGAGCAGCTATTCAACACGCTCGATCACTCGGCTACATCTTGATACCTGAAGGTGTTGACGTTGAGGCGTTGACACTGGCACAGCGTGGCGAGTCTGACTATCAGGATGCAATCGACGATTACCGAAAAGAAATCTTCCTTGGGCAGACAGGATCGTACCTGTATGCGATGGAAGGAAGCGTAGGCCATGCTGCTGGCAACTCAGAGACTCATCGAAGCACTCTCGATCTGTGGGTGGCGTATCTCAGCAAGATCATTGAAGAGATTCTAAATGATCAGATTATTCCTTGGCTGATCACTCTGAATATATACAACGCTGATCCACCACGAGCTATGATCGGTGGCGTCAACGATGAAGACTTGAAAGCCTCTCTTGAGGTTGACGACAAGCTCATCAGTTGGGGCGTTGAGCTTGATGAAGACGAGCTACGGGAACGCTATCACCGATCAGCACCGAAGAATGGCAAGGGCATCGGTGGCGTAAATCGTTTGATGCTTGGGATGAACAACGGCATGGGGGCAGGCAATGCACAAGGCAACCCGTTCGCTGGGCAAGGCGCTTCATTCCCGTTGCAGAATCAGGGGCAAGCCTCGAATAACAATACACCGCCGCAAAGCAATGATCAGCCAGCAAAGTTCTCAGCAGATGATGACGACTTTGCACAGCAGCAAAACTACACTTGCGGAACGGCATCACTTCGATTCGCCATGAATCATTTCGGCGTCACACCGCCTGAAGAAAGTGTGCTGTCGCTGTTGCTCGGCACGACACCAACGCAAGGAACAAATGCGGCGTCAATCGTGAGACTGGCAAAGCAGAACGGTCTAGAAGCTGATGGCCAGTCGAACATGACAATGATTGAAATGTCCGAACGCCTGAAAGATGGAGCAATCGTGCTTGCTCCCATTCAGAAGTTTGGTTCACCTGAAGAGAAAGCGAAGAATCAGACTGGTCACTGGATCGCTGTAACTCGTCTTGATGGTTCAAGCGGCATGCTTGAATACTTCGATCCAGTTCTGGGCAGTGACAAGCCCTGCTGGGAGTCGTTGCAGACGTTCGCTTCCAACTGGCATGATCGAGATGGCGACGGGAAGATGTTGCCCAGGTATGCGATCACGATCAGCGAACCAAAAAAAAAAATGACATTCAGCACAGATGATCTGCAACTTGGATACATCTCGATTCCGCTGCCTGAGTTCGCTGAGACAATTCAGAAGGTGCAAAGCGCGATCGATCCTGCTGACTTGATCAAGACTGAGGACGATCCTCATATCACTTTGCTTTATGGTTGCGGTGCTGACAGCTTCGATAACAGCGTGAAGCTCTGCGCTGGCATTGCACCAATCAAGATGACTTTCGGCGGCACGTTCACACTGTCGCCTAAAGATGCGGACTATGACGTTCTGGCGTTCAAAGTCTATGGTGATGCCCTTGAGAAAGCCAACTACAGTCTCGCCAGCGGGTTAGAAGTCAAGCAGGACTATGATACCTACCAGCCCCACGTCACGATAGGGCGACTCAAACAAGGGGCAGGGCCGAAATATGCTTCACCGTCATTTGCGGGCTTCTCCGCATTGCTGGGCGATTCCAAAGTGGTTGAGGCTGCTCAGTTCAAGATAAAGGGCGGTGAAGCGTTCAGCCTCCCTTTTGCGGCTGTGTCTGATCTGCCCGTTCTGAAGTTCTCAGACGAGCCAGCAAGCGATGAAGTCGCCAAGCCGGGTAAAGATGGCGACAAAGCAGATAAGCTGCTACAGAACGTCAAGGAAGACGGTACAGCGATCCTGGCTCGACTTTGCAAAATGGCATATCGCCGCATGCTTGATAATGGCGTTGGTCGCAGTCAGCTATTCACGATGCAAGAGAGGAACGAACTCACCGAA